ATAGCTAGACAAAATACTACGATTAACAATTCTTTCATTTAACACCTTTCGGTACTCGACTCCACAAGTGTTGCAACTGCGACTTAACTTGTTCATCAAGAGTAATAATTCTACTTAACCCATCGTTGTCAATGATAATCACTTCATTGTCGCGTGTGATTGTTCGGCGACCGTTCAGCTTATCGAACAGTGTTTTGTTTTTAAAGCAACTACGATTTGTTGCAATTACTTTGTAAGCTTTGTATTGAGTAAAGCCAGGATTGAAACCACCAGTTGTACAAACAACATGTTCACCAACTTTGATAGGTGCTTTTTTGAAATGACCTAATTCGTTACGCTCCATTATAAACACCCACTGTAATATTCATTCCACCTCGATTCATAGTATGAGTCGATTTCTTTAAAATAGGAATAGTTGGAATAGAGCCAGTTTTGTTCTTCATTAACGTATGAAGTACACAACCTTCTCTTTTTCCAAATACCACCACGAACTTTATCGTCTTGTGAGTCAACCCAAAGGTAATCCCAACGACGAATATTGCGTTGCTTCTGTTTACGCTTTGAGTACATACAAACCTCACTAAATGATATCGGGGAAGACACCAATACTATTGTATGGAAATGGTATCTTCAACAAACCACTTACTGTGTTACTCAATTAGTTCAAAATCGTAGATAACACCACGCATATATGTATAGTGTTTATCGCCTTTGTGGAATACGTTATGCTGCATAAATGCTTTCTGACTGATTGTGTTGTCTTCCAGTTGAATTAGTTCACCTTCAACTACATCACCAACTTTCAGAGCAAATCCAGGCATAGCACGTTTAACGCGGAATTTTGCCATTATGCAATCCCAAATGATGTTTCATGAGGCTCTGATTTCTTCACCTCTTTGCCCCAAACAGCCCGCAGTTCAGCATTTTCACGCTGCAATTTTGCAAGTTGTTCTTCCAGCAAATCGATGTGAGATTTTGCAAACACAATTACCTGTGTCGGAACTTGAATGCGCAAAGCTTCGTCGTATGTTTTACGATGTTCTTCCACACGCATTGCACGTTCGAATACGGAATTAAATGCTATTAAGTTGCTCATGAAGATTAGTCCTGCGATTGTTAACGAGTGTTATAATCTCGTCACGAGTTAATTCGAAGCTGAAATCTTTTCCGTTTGGAAATGTTCCAACATTACATACGCACAATGCTTTGAAGTCTGCATTGAAGCCAAGAGCGTAACACATCGATTTGAAGAAGTTGTATTCTTCATTTATTTTGTCACGCTCGTAATCAGATAGATTGTTTTCCATCAGTCGTAGTTCTCCGATGTATATTCAGGTTCATCATAGAACCAGTCTTTGATACGTTTCCACAGTTTCTTAAGCATTGGTATGCTCCTCAACCCATTTAACTCTCAGTGGGTGTAAGTGCTGTGTTTCAGTTCTTTGCTCACAGCACTAAACTCCCCATTTCAAGTTTGAATTCACGGAAATACTCTAATGTTACAAATCGAATATTACCTTTGTCGTCAACTACATTGGCAGAGTTCTCACTATGAATTGGAAAACCCATCATAATACCAAATCGCGATTTATTTTCATCGCCAGTTCCTGCAATAACTGTGTAACTCTTTAGTGCAGTAAAATCACTGAGAGAATTACCATCAGTTGGAACCAGCCTCATTCCCGTTCTAGTCATGATAATTCCCTAAGTTATTTTCGAATCACGTTTAGCAATTCCACCAATGAAATGTTTATTGCTGAGAATTCAGCGTCAATACAATCAAGTATATCGCTGAATTTAAATCTTCCTGTTGAAGGCCAGAAGTCAACATAACCACGCATGTATACTGAACGTATTCTTACGCAATGTTCACCTTTTTGTTCAAAGGCAAATCCAGCTTGACTTTCAATGTAAGTCATTGCCATTTCTAATACTGTCATATGTCACCATTTTAAATGTCATGTGGCCATAATATTGAGACTATAACCACACCAATTGTTATTCCAAACCAGATAGGCATATCACTCATAGATGATACACAAAGAATCCAACAATAATCAGCAATACAATTTGAAAGCTGATTTTGCTGAAAGTCCAGTTTGAACCCAACTCAGAGATATATCCCCAAGGTGTTGCAAATTCGATTAAAGCTCGCTTAGAAGTTTTACGCTTCTTCACAGGCCATTTTATTGATTTGAATTTCTTCATTAGAAACCCTCGTTGTAACCGTGCATTGAACGCAACTCAGCTTCACCATCAATCAAATCTTCTGGAGTTGGTGCTAAGTCAGACAATAAAGTTACTTCATCGTCTGGATTTAATCTAACAGCACGGCTTGAATTACAAATCAACACCGCATTATATTCATCAGATTCATTTACTTTGTGAAATAATCCAGACATACCAGCAACAACAAATTCACCACCGTCTACAACGTCTTTAAATTTCATTTTACTCTCCAAATTAAAAGAACTCCCTCCAAAATAGAAGGGAGATATGTGACATATTAAATGCCAAATTTACGTTTAACGATTACTTGGAGGCAATCCAGCTACTTACTTAATGAAAATAAGCACTTGGATTGACTCTGTTTCTATTCCAACTATTGCTTTTGACATGCAAAGAATTGAGACAATATTCAGAGGCCAATCTCCGAATACTGTCACAATATTTACATGCGGAATTCTGTTGCTATTGTCCCAACGTCTGAGTGTATTGGCACATTCAAACTGTCGCTACGCAAGTAAAGAAAACCGACTATTACATATAACAAAACAAAATATAAAGAGGTTTACTCCCTATATTGTCACAAACTTTAGCCTTGATAAAGCCGAAGGCACGGCTCAGTAGCCTACTGCCACAAGGGCTGTAGCGATATTCACATGCTAACACTGTGTCATAACTGTCACAATATTGTACCTGAATCTACATGCGAGATTGACACGTCATTGCGTCATTGAGGTGATTAGTCCTCTAGCAATTTGCCACATTCCCACATGCTGATATAGTATCAATATTACATGCTGCTTTGTCACAATATTTACATGCTTGAATCGTAACGATATTTGTTACAATATTACATCCAGCCGACACGAATACAGCGCGTTAGCTCGTACTTCTCTCTACGGTTAAGTTTGCATTGAACACAAAGCTTATCAAACAAAGTTACACCCGGCTTGTGGGCGGGCCTTGATAATAGGAGTAACAGTTTAACATGCTCAATATTGTTGCAATCTTTTGGAAGAAACAATTACCCTTACATACTCTACTCTTGCAATGTTGGTTGGTTCTTTGAGTAGCTAGCTCAGGGAGAACAGGACAAGCTTGATTAGTCCTACCACACTGTTGTTCAAGTTGACATGCTGAACCTGTTTGCAACCAGTTTCAATATGACATGCGAATACTCAGACTTATGTTGTTTCTTCAAGTCCAACTAATGTCAATATTGTCACTGTACTTGCAACAATATTGGGATTAAAGACTTTATTATTTAAAAGACTAAAGGGAAAGACCGAAGCCTCTCCCTTAGTTGATATTGGTTATTGGCAGAAGTAGTATGCGTGAGGTGAATCCAGCAACTCTTTAGTCACGATATTCTCCTGATACATATTGATGCCACCAATCTGTTTGGACAAGTTCTCGAATTGGTCATTCTCCACAAATACTTCATGATATGCTGAACGAATTACAGCCATCAATTTAGGAGCATCAGCCAAACAAACACGGAAACAATCGTGAATGGAAGTATAGCCACGAAGACCAGCACGTTTTGCATGAACAGCAACAGTACGTGCCACCAGCGCATCAATACCTTGGATGAAGTTAACAACAAATGTACGAGCAAATTCTTCAGCAGTTGGTTCAGTAGAACGAATGCTCCAAGGTTTGCCTTCTTGTTGTTGACCAAAGATTACACGAGTTGTGCTATCAACACGAATGCTGAATGCATCACAGACTTCTTCTGCTGGGAAGCACGGCTTCAATACTGTAGCACCATCAGTGTGCTTGTATGTAAGGAATGGCTTACCCATTTCTTCAAGCTTACGAGTAACAGCTTGCTGAGTTTGTTCGATGAAGTTATTAATCTTCTCGCCCAATGCGTTGTGAACAGCTTCAACACACATTTCAGCAAATGCTGCAACTTTAGAAACATCACCGTTGTACATCTTAGCCACTGTTTGGCAGAAGTCTTTGTTGCCAGTTAGAGCCTTGACACCACCACCATATTGTACAGCCATGTATGGAGTCTTGATGAATGAACGGCCATCTTTCTTGTTCAAGTATGTGTCCATAGTTTCAGACGACATGTTGAGCTTGAATGATTTGTTAAGTAATGCCATTGCTTCAACAAGAGACAATTGATATGGGTCAGCTGCTTTAGATGCAGATGCAACCAAACCAGTTGCTTGAGCCATACGAATGTCACCAGCAATGAATGCCAGATACTGAGTACCAGAACATTTAGCATCCAAGCCGAAGCCAATGCGTGAATCACATTCACCAGTAGTTTCAAACTTGAACCAATCCAAAGCCATACGAATGTACGTGAATGGTTTCTTCGGAGCATTGTTTGGTGAACGCAACATGTGAATCAAAGCACCTGCTGGATTGGCTGCAACACGAGTTAAATAAGTCGCTTCACAGAACTTGCCACCAGCAATGTCATTCAACTCAGCCATAAACATTTGATACGCTTCTGTCAGAGAACCTGATTCATCAAGTTTGCTAACAGGTGCTGATACATTCAAAGAGTACAGGCTACGAGCGAAGTCAGATGATTGTGGATTAGGGCCAGCACAAGCAACGTGATACATACGGAAACGATTGTCGTCGAAGATTTCAGACCACAGTTGTTCTTCATGTACCAAAGCTTTGGAGGCATTCCAAACATGCAACTCTTGTTGAATAGTGTCTGGAATTGGCATACCTGAGTATGAAGACATTTCCAATACTTTGTCGATAATCTTAACCATATCAGCATCAACATGGTAATCAGTATCTTGGATAAACTCGATGGCTTCTTTGGCCAGTTTACTTGGTTTAACCTTGCCACCTTTAACATAAGGCTTGCGACGCATTTCTTCTGTAACTGGTGTAGTGAATGGCGTTGCAGTTGCTGGAGTTGTTACCAGTTCAACCCAACGGTCAGACATTATAATGCGATTGTCCTCGTTCATGGTGAGGAAACCAAAGTGCTTAGCCAAGCCAATCAGACACACACCACCATCAACATAGTGGTAATCTTTCATGTCATTGTTATACTTGTTGGCACGCTCAATTGCAGCATCACCAAGTACGATAAGGTTCTCAAACGGTACAGCGTCGTCACGAGTGAAAGACGACATCATGTGATATAACGCTAACGCAGCAATAGCACAAGTCTTAGGCTCCATGTAGTTCTGATTACGCTTAGCACGGAAGACCAAAGCAGCAATAGCAGGAACAACAGATTTCAGGATTTGAGTTGAGTTAGACATGACATTCTCCAAGTATTATCGAATCACAACCAACTAATATCACAAACGACTCAGTTGGTTATAAGATGGACTACGTTAGCGTAGCCATTACACTTGAAACTATCTGTCTACTAATGTCAAAGCGTGGTGCTGTTGACGTTGACTCATTAGCGAAGCGCCTAACTTGGTGTTGTTATTTTTAAGCCGATAGGCTGTAGAACTTTTAGGTAAAAGGGACCGTATTTAGTCCGATAGGACTTGGGCTCACGCTCCACGGACGTTAAAAAAAAATTTTATAATATCGTCACGAATGAACTTTCCCACTACGACTAAATAAAAAAAAATTTATAAAATCATTCTCGAACCAATACTGCAACATGTTGGTTGTAATGAAATAGCTATATCGTGCTTATATCTTCGACCACACCTAGGACAAATAAACCAATAAAATTGTTTCATAATAAGCCATTTAATATCGTTACAATTTCGAATATAAATTTGAAAGATAGAGCCGACTGACCATGAACGAATTCTGTCAAAGTACAGCCGACTGACTATTGAATAATATAGTTTCTATTCTATATTTTGTTAGCCTTAACCAACTGTCTCGCTAACGCGAGCCACTTGCTACGGCATATAACTATCGCCAGATTACTAACACTGTAACCAAGCCAAGTACAAAATACTGCATGAACTCATTCATGACGCATTGCCTCTATACTCATAGAACGTATGGTTGCCAACTTTACCTAAGTAAGTAGCTCTTTTGAACCCACACTTATCTCCAATTGAGCAGAAATGAGTAGCATTTGTTAGGGACTTTGGCTGAAATAACACCCAATCTAAAGCAATTTGAGTGGACTCTAACACAGCTTTCTCTTCCAATTTGGAGTGTATTTTAGCAACTTGTTTGAAACTAATTGACTTCTTCTTCTTGTCACGAGTCCATGCAAACTGATTCGGTTGATACACAACCTTGCATATGTCTGTTGCGAATGGCTTCCCGAACTCAGTTCTATTACGGACGACATTAGCAACAAGCGTCTTACCACGTATTGATTCACCACGTGCTTCGAAGAATATAACTTTTGCCATGCAGTCAACTTCGCGAGCTTGTGCATGAGATAAATGGAGGTTTCCATTTAAGTATGTTTGACTTGCAAACTGCATGATTGAAGTGGTGCTGGTATTAGCCACCACTGTATTACTAAAACCAATCAAGCCGAATACAAGCGCATGGAATAAACCCATTGCTTGCTTCCTGTTTATCTGGCTTTCTTGAACCACGTTAATGGATTCAATTGTTTAATTGCTGCAACAAAGGAATCTCGAATGGTGGTGATGATTAGGTTTGCACCAACAACACCAATCACCATAGCGAGAATCAATTGATAAGTAACGTTCTGAACAAACGTCTCGAACGTACCAGCAAAGTGGAATGCAAATACACCAATGACACAACACAATAGTGCATCAAGCAGAGCTTTAGTGAAACCCTCTGCTTCATACGCACCACGAATCAAGGCTGTAAATCCAGCCAGTAATCCATGAAGTAGTCCATACTGATGCATCAATGAAACTACTGTTTGAAGTGTTTGTCTATCCAATTTGAAATCCGTCATTCTGGAAGGTCTGGCCATTTTACAACTGCCTGATATAAATCAGTACGCTTTACATCGACAACATACGCATTCAACAGACTCAGCTCTGCTTCTTCTGATTCTGTTTTTGAAGGTATGACAGACAACGCCCAAGCATGTGCAGCAGCGTCAGACAGTAAACGAGTCTGCACCTTACGATTGGATGTGTAAGTTAGTTTATCACAACGTTCAACACAATTCTTTTCAGCATTGTATCGGAAGTTGTCAATGTCTGTATCTTCTGGAACCGACTTAAGCTCTACAACATTATTACCGTGTGGGAATAACTTATGAGCATCGACGTCCCAGTTGATTACAGTACCAGTAACTGGGTTGTAAACAACCTTCACTGTGTCAGCATCAAACAGATTTCTCAGTCGATACCAGCACTTACCATTGCTGTCTTTTTCAAACTTAACGGCCTTGCCATCTTCCGGCTTGGCCATTTGAGCTTCGAAATGTTGGACAGCTAATTCAGCAATATGTGGGTTGTCGATGTTCTCCATTGGGAAATCATCAGGCAACTCACTAACTGGAATGTATTGTTTGAAACCTTTTAAATGTAGCATATCAAACCCAAGTTGTTGTGTACCACCCACCAGCATCGGTACGGTAACATTGTAAATCGGAAGTAACGGCATTATCGCCGTTGCCGTCAAGGCCGGTTATTGGTTGGTGTCTTCCACCAGCATTAGCACGTCGTTCATTGGCCCAACGAACTTCACGAACACAACCTGTAGCTAAGCTATAAGCAGCATCACCACGGTTGTACGCGTTTGATATGTTAGTATCTCGAGCGGAGAAATTACTATTCAACCAACTTGATATAAACCCATTCCACAAAGTGCCGTTAATATCACCATTGGTTGCGAGATATGAGGAACCATTTCCAGAATATACAATACCGCCAGCAACAAGATTTCCTGCTGTAGTTGCACTGACATTCATATAAATTCCTGAGTTCCCGGCCCCACCTAATGTTATGGATTCGCCCTGCTGTGCTTGCAGCATAATTTGGCCTCTTCCGCCAGAGTATGCAGCTTGTATCACACCAACTTCCGTAGTTCCCCACAAAGTGAATTTAATACCACTTGATGCGGCTGAACCTGTTAAGTCAACTTGCACAACAGAGTTTCTTCCACGCCAATCATCCCAGCCACCAGAATTTGGTTGTGCTCTTATAGCTGCGTTGCTAGCATCACCACCCAAAGTTTGCTGTGGTTGTATGCCGCCGTACGCATTAAATACCCAAGAGCGAGCTGTGTGCTGTAATGAAAATTCTGTTGTGCTGTTAACCTTCAATCTGAAGTAGTCTGTAGGTGTTACATCAAAACCATTAGCACTGCTTTGTCTGCCAATAACCAAGTCATTGAAAGAGTAAACATCACCAAAGAATTGGTGTGCATTTCTCTTTAAAGAAAACACATGCCTTGCACCACCATCCATAGTGGTTCCGTAACCAACAGAGCCGTTGGAGGTATCCCTGATAATACCAAAGTTTATTGTGTGGTCGTACCAACCAAACTGGACTGAGCCTACTAAACCGTTGGCAATTCTATCACCATGAGACAGAAGGTATGCTGGGTTTTGTTCTACACCAGTTGCTTGAAAGCCACTTAATGCAGCTCCTTTTCCAGATACAATGACTCTCTGAACGCCTCCATTAATAATGGCAATTTGACTTGC